CTCGGATGTCCAGTCAGATTGAAGTGTTTCCACCTCTTTCTTGTACTCGATTTTCCATTGCTTAAATCCAGATATAAGACTCTTACTCTGGATAACACGTGCCTGTATCCTGTTCTTCACCGCTACGACATGGTCAGGGTTGACTCCCAAAACTATGTGTTTCTTATACAGAACTAGCTTTTGGCCAGTATCTGGATCTGAAAACATAAAAGGGACGACATCCCGCTGATAAGCCATAGAGGTTGTCACCAACTTGGTTAGTTGGGACTTAAGAACTTTGGTTACAGGAAAGAAATCAAAAAGCTGTGGATTCAGATCTGGAGCATCGTGTGCAACACGTTTCTCCATTTCTGCGTACATAGCTTGTTGATTCATTGCCCTTTGGAATACATCTAGCGAGACTCCGACTGCAAGCCAACCCTTAAGTCTGGCCATCCACTTATCACCTTGGTGACAAGGGATGGGCAGACCCCAGGCTTTGACTGTAGCAGCCAGTAAGCTCGGGTCCCGGAAGTGAGTCAGATATGAGTAGAACAACATTGATGACTTTGTCATCTTGTTAATCCATCCCTTATCTTTATTCACGAATCCTTTGACCCCAGCGTCTCTTAAGATTTTCCACAGTTTCTTAAAGGATCCAAATGAAACAAGAGTTGGATAACCTCTTCTTGTAGCTTCCTCAAGAACTGTCAAGAATTCTACCCAGAATCTTGATGTGTTCACAAGGCCGCCGACAGGAAAAGGGCTAACCTCTTCTCCTTTCACAAAGATCCTCTTCGCAAACTCAAACGAATCTTTACTTATTAGAGTCTTTGGTTTTGAGATTTCAACCCCAAAGACATTCATAAGTTCAAGATAGCGTTCGGCAACACCATCATGTTTTATCACTATATCATCACCTAATAGGTAGTAGCCCAGAAATGGGTATGGTAAACCAATACTCATCGCTGCGTGCTGAACCAGAAGATGGTGTGTTAGTGAGAAAACAGCCCATGAGGAGTAGGCTCCCATTGGTTGACCACATCCGTAAGTAATGGATTTAGATCCATACTCGAAGGGTGTACCGACCATCAAGTCTTTCCATCGATCTGCCATAGCTTGACCGTAGATCCTTTTAACAACCTCGTATTGAGGTTCTAAAGGGAAACGATCGGTGGCTGATGATAGATCGAATGAATAGAACTTGTGCCCGGGATATCCAAGGTCTGTAAAGTTTGTCTGGTTGAACGTCCTATCGGGAGGAAATCCTTTCAAGATTTCCATCACATGGTCATGTAATGGTTTCAGAAGGGATTGACTCCAAT